GAAGTCTATTCTATCATCAAACGTATATCAAAAACCATTTCTACAGTTCCATTTTACGTTTACAAGGTTAAAAGCAAAAAAGAACTAAATACTTACAAGGCAATGATGGCTAACGCATCTAGTGGTGCCGATATAGCCAAAGCTGAGTTAGTTAGAGTAAAAGCGGTAGATGAGATTGCAGATAGCCCATTGAACAAATTATTAGAAAGACCAAACCCATACCAATCTTTATCTGAGTTATTAGAAAATATTGTAGGCTATAAGCTTATTACAGGCAACTCTTATATCTGGGCCAATAGATTGTCCAATGGTAAGGTTGCCGAACTAGTTGTGCTTCCATCTCAATATGTAGCTATCATCAGCGATGGTACCATTAATGGGGTTGAAGGATACTCTTTCACATTAGTAGGATGGGATCAATTAAATGTAAATGACGTAATTCACTTAAAATACTTTAACCCTTACTTTAACACTAATGGTCAACAATTATATGGTTTGTCGCCTTTACAGGCTGCTTACCGAACTGTACAACGCAGTAACGATGCTAAGGATACCTCTGTAGGTATGTTGCAGAATCAAGGGCCTAAAGGTATCTTGTATGCAGATGAATCAAATGACTTCGGCCCTGAACAAGCTGGTAAGTTAAAAGAAGATTTCTACAATCAGTACGGAACTAAAAACAAGATAGTTCAAAACGCAGGACAAATTTTAATAGCTGGTGCCAAGTTAGGTTGGGTAAATATGGGATTATCTCCTGTAGACTTGCAGTTACTAGAATCAGAGAAGATTACGCTTCGTGAGTTGTGTAATGTGTACGGAGTAAACTCTGCGTTGTTTAACGATCCTGATAATAAGACTTACAACAATATGAAGGAAGCTAAGAAGGAAATGCTTACACAAGTAGTACTTCCTGAATTAGTTTTAATTCGTGATGCGTTTAATAGATTCTTTGAAGGTGAAATTGGACAAGGTTACTATATCGATTTCGATATTACTGTGTTCCCTGAACTACAAGAGGATATGAAAGAGTTATCTGCTATCTTATCTCAATCTTGGTGGATTACTCCAAACGAGAAAAGACAAGCTATGCGTTATGACACAATCCAAGAGGATACGATGAATGAGATTTATATTCCTGCTGGTTATCTACCAGTAGCAGAACTTACAATGCTACAAGATCCTCGTAATGCTCAACAACAAGGAGATTATAATTTACCTCCAGTAAAATAATATATGTGTCCAAAATCTTACAACCTTCTCAGCAGTTTAACCTGCAACAAAAGATTGCTAGAAAATCAATAAACGAATTTGCTTCTAAATTAAAGGAAGCATTACAGTATGATTTTAATAAAGCAGCAGAGTTGGTTAAAGAACTAGGAGCAGACCAGGTGGCTAATTTTAACAAGACATTTTTCGACAATAACAAAGTTTCCAATATTTTACGAACTTTGTACGAAGGTACAGGTGGCTACACAGCGATGAGGTACCAAAAGATATTTGACAAGTATAAGAAAGAAGAAGCAATAGATTTAGATCCCCTAAATATCTTTGACGAGTGGTTAGCTTTTATGTTGTCCTATTGGACAGCCATTAGTGGCCCTAAGATGTTTGGGATTCAAAACACAACAGACAACGAGATAGCTAGGATTCTAAATAACGTATTACAGTATGGAAGAGATAATAACCTTTCTACAAACGAAATAAACGAAATGGCTATTCAGCTTCTTAGAGAAGGAAAAATAAATAACGCAAGGAGTTTATTAATTGCAAGAACAGAAACTCATCAAGCTTTAAGTACAGGTGCGATGGGAGCAACAAGAGGAATTAATATACCTTTGCTTAAACAATGGGTTCACGCTGAGTATGTAGCACTACCTAGAGCTTGGCATCAAGCCTTAGATAGACAGACGAATCCTGATGACGGTGGAGTAAGAATACCTGTGAATCAACCATTCCTAGTAAACACTCCTAAATACGGTGTAATTGAAATGCAATATGCACACGATGAGAACGGTGGAGCAGTAAATAACTGCAACTGCCGATGTTGTACGGTGTATGTAGCTTAAACAAATAAATATGAGTAATTTTTATAACAAAAAGTCGATTGAAGGTGCTCCCATAGATATGGAAGACAATAGTAGAGTTATTACAGTCTACTATTCTGCATTTGGTAATGTAGATAGCGATGGTGATATTATTACACCAGGTGCTTTTACTAAAACCTTAAAAGAGAATGGCCCACAAGCTAAAAATAGAGTGTGGCATTTAATGAACCATTCTACTGATAAGCCTATTGCTAAACCTTTTGAGATTAGCGAAGATGCCTTTGGATTAAAGGCAAGTGTTAAACTACCTAATACAACTTTAGGCAACGACCTATACGAGTTGTATAAAGATGGTCATATCACAGAACATAGTATCGGATTTCAGACTATTAAGTCACAAGCGAAATCAGGATACAATGAAATCAATGAAATTAAATTGTATGAAGGAAGTTCCGTATTGTGGGGTGCAAACGCTAATACACCAACAGTTGGAGTTAAAAGTCAGATTAAGTCAACTCTAGTAGATGAGATGGGTAAGACCATTAAGTCTTTGAGAAATGGACACTTTACTGACGAAACATTCGAGCTGTTAGAACTTAAACTTAAACAATTACAACAATATCTATCTGAGATGGAAGATGAAGAATCAATCACGCCTGAGCCAACCGCTGAAGAAGCATTGCCAACTGAGGAAGCTGATCCGATGATTTCTGTTGAGATAGAGATAAACAAATATTTACAATCATTTAAAATTTTTTAACTAATGGTAGAAGAAATTAAAAGTGCATTCGAAGGCATTAAATCCGAAGTAAACGGAGCAATCGAAAGTGCGAAGGCTGATAATGCTAGTGCATTAGAAAGCGTTAAGGCTGACTTAGAAGCTACTAAAGCTTCAATCTCAGTTGTTAAGGATGAAATTGAAAAAATGGAAGCAAAAAACAATCGTGTTAAAATGAATCAAACAGAAGTAAAAGGGTTTAATGCTACCCTTGCAGAAGCTATCGAGAACAATTCTGATAGTTTAGCGAAATTAGCTCGTGGTGAACAAAAGCGTTCAAGCTTTATTATGGACACTAAGGCAGTAGGAAATATGACAGAAGCGGTTAACCTTACAGGTGACATCACTCGTCAATATGCTAACCAAGTATATGCTTTACCTTCTCGTAAGGTGCATATGAGAAGCTTATTACCAATCGGTAGTTTGTCTCAAGGTTTATTTACTTTCCCTTACGAAAGTGGTGGAGAAGGTGATCCAGCAGCTCAAACTCAAGGAAGTTCTAAAGCTCAAGTTGATTTTGACATTACAATGAAAGATGCAGCTGCTCAGTATATTGCTGGTTATGTTCGTATCTCTCGTCAAATGTTAGATGATATACCTGCTATGACTTCTTTCTTACAATCTCGTTTATTAGAGAAGTATTTAGTTGCTGAAGATGCTCAAATCTTAAGTGGTAATGGTAGTGCTCCAAACTTACAAGGTATTTTACCAGTAGCTACAGCTGCAACAGGTGCTGCTACAGTAGACGTAGAGCAATTAGTTCAAGCTATTGCTCAGTTAGAAACTTCTAACTATTCTGCTACAGGTATCTTAGTTAACCCAACTGATTGGGCTGCTATTATGAACACTAAGAACACTAACGCTGCTTACAGCTTACCTGCTTCTACAGTTGTTACAACTGATGGTAGTGTATCTATCGCTGGTATCCCTCTTTACAAATCAACTGCAATCGCAGTAGATAAGTTTGTAGTAGGTGACTGGTCTATGGGTGCTCAAATTATGCAGAATCAAGGTATCTCTGTTCAGTTCTCTGAATTTGATGCTGATAACTTTACTAAGAATATGATTACTGTAAGAGTTGAAGCTCGTATCGCTTTACCTATCTATTACGCTGGTGCGTTTATTTATGGTGATTTCGGTAACGTTGCTTAATCTTTAATTAGATTTACAATACAAGGGATAGCCTAGAAAGCTATCCCTTTTTGTTTACACTAAATTTTAACTATTTTTGTAAAAATTAGCATAATGCAGATACTAAGAGATGTAGCGGTTTTATCCGAGATTATATCAGAACCAATAACACTTTCTGAAGCGAAGAACTATCTAAGAGTAGATTACTCAGAAGATGATGCTTTAATAACAGCCTTAATTACAAGTGCAAGAGTTAGACTAGAACAATACGCTGGAGTTGCTATGACCGAAAGAACTCTACAAGTTATAGCTTATGTAGATGATTTAATAGAACTACCTTATGTGCCTATTTCTACGATATTAAGCGTAGAGTATTTTGATGGCCAAGATTGGGTAACCTTAGAAGATGGTAGTTATACTGTTATAGGTATTAACTATAAGAAAATATCTACTTTATATTATCCTTCAATGGAATATAGGTTTACCTATAATTGTGGCTATTGTGAGCCTCCTAGTTCTATGAGAACAGCAGTTTTTAAATTGCTATCAGACTTGTACGAATACAGAGAGTCTAGCGTTGAGTCTACTAAGCCTAACAGCAACGTAGTTACAGCTTACGAATTAATGAAACCATTCAAAAGAATTAACATATTTATCTAATGATTGGAAAACTTAGAAATAGAATAACCTTTAATAGCAAAACAAGCGTTTCTGATAGTGCTGGTGGCTTTGTGAACACTTTAGTATCTTATTATGTTTGCTGGGCTGAATTAGTGTCTAATAGCAATTCTAAGACCAATATAACAGGTAGAGATAGCTTGAATGATGCAATTACTTTTAGGATAAGATATACAACAGGCAAGACATTTACTCAAGCTCTTGTAATTACTTGGAAGTCAAGAACTTATCTAATTAACTCTATTATTAACGAAGGAGACTTGAACCAATATTATTTAATCGGTTGTTCAACTCTTAAGTAATGGCTAGTTTTCAAGCAAAGATTATTGGTGTAGATGCCATTATCAGAAAGATTAACGCTGCTCCTCAAAAAGTAGCTGAAGAGTCTACTAAGATTATAAACGATTCTGTTAAGGAAATATCTAATGCAGCTAAAGCAAAGGTTCCAGTTAAAACTGGGTTGCTAAAAAATTCTATAGGTTATAATTTATATACGCAAGGTATAGGAGCCTCTGTTTATGCCGATACAAGATATGCTGCTTATGTGGAGTTTGGTACAGGAGATTTTGGATTTGGGATACCTGTTTACCCAAATATTAATATGAGTGATTTAGAGAGTTATGCTTTATCGTTTAAAAAGAATAAAAAGTTTATAGGGATGCCATATAGACCATATATGTTTAATTCATATAGCGAGGTTTTAGGCAAGATGGTTAACAAGATTAAGAAAATAAGGATATAAATATATTTCGTTAAATTTGTAAAAAATGAAGGACTGCGGATATACATTAAGGAAGGCTTATATTGATAAGCTTACAGCGGCTTCTTACTCATTGAGTGTTTATGATACCATAGCACCTGACACAGTAGAACCACCTTATTTGATTATCAGTAGTCAGACACAAGCAGAGAATAGTAATAAACAAAGCTTCGGTTTTGATGTTAGTATTCAATTTGACATAGTTTATAGGACTTTTAAAGCAGGTGAAGTTGGTCAGAAATCAGTAGATATTTATACTAATGATTTTTTAGTAATTGTAGGAGTTAATCCTCCTAACTACCCAAATACGGCACCTGATTTTAAGATAGTAACTAGAAGGGTTATCTCTAATATTGCTACCTTTGACTATGTGAATGAAGCTTATGTTTTCAGAAGGGTGATAACAATGGATCATTTCGTGAATC